TATAATGGTACATATTATGAAAAAAGTGAAATCAATTCTCAAAAAAGTTCGTGCTAGAAATGGTACGGACATCTTCTATACTTACTCCCATTGGCCGATTGAGGAAATTGATGGCGAGAAATTTATTCCCGTTGTTAGAGAAGTACCCGATTCAAAGAAAAATCAAGTGGTTCATTATATGAAAAAAGATAGTATGGAGTATTTAAAATGACAGTTCTTACAAACTACCAGATGGTACAAAATCAAAAAAGAACCTTTGATCCAAAGAGTAAAAAAGATTTAGAAATATTTAAATCATTTTTGACCAATAATAAATGGGGAGGTCCTTGTCCGTTTATGTTGGAAGAACCACATACGATTATTCCGGATATGTTAAAAGACAAATACATCCGTAGTCAATTTAACATTCCTGAACCTATGGCGGAAATTTTAAAATGAAATGGCTGAGATATTCTGGATGTAACATTACACTAAAATTAAATCCATTTCATTGGCGGATTGGTTTTAGTAGGGGTAGTGAGAATGATGCTTGGGAAGTAACAACTTCCTATATCATTGAATTAATGCCAATCACCATACGAATATGGTTTGATGATGGAAGTTGGTAACCAATGCGGGCTGTTAGCATATTGGTAGATGCGTCCGGCTCATAACCGGTTGAAGAAAGTTCGACTCTTTCACGGCCCACCAAACTATGAAACAAAAATTTATTGACGCTTATATGGATGTGGCAGAAAGATTCGCCAAACTATCATCCGCAAAACGATTACAAGTTGGTGCTATTATTGTCAAAGATGATAGGATTATTTCTATTGGTTATAATGGTATGCCGGCCGGATGGACCAATGAATGTGAAGAAGTGATAGAAATACACGAGGATGGCGGTGTCATCACCAAAACCAAGGATGAAGTGATCCACGCTGAGGCTAATGCCATCGCTAAACTCGCCAAGAGTAGTGAATCTGGAGATGGTTCCACCATGTTCCTGACACATGCACCGTGTATTCATTGTGCAAAACAAGTCTATACCGCTGGTATTAAAAAAATATATTACCGTAATTCGTATCGAGATACCATCGGTATAGACTTCTTAAATAGATGTGGTATATCAGTAGAACAAATTTCACCAGGTGAAAACTAGATAGCACCTAAATATTTGAGAAGTATTAGTTGGTTTTCACAGGAGAAACCTCAAATGCAACTCAGTATAGTCGGATGTCCAGATAAAGAACGCTTTCGGCCGTTTGTAAAGCGTGCGGCTATTTTTTATGCTGAACAGTTGATGACTGCAAAAATGTTAGAAAATATATGTGTACGGATTAAATTTAATTCTAAACTTGACGTTTTGGGTTATGCTGACGTATTGGACTACAACGAAAGCAATAAACCTAGAGAATTTCAAATAGAATTGAATCCGGTTATAGGTTCACATGATATATTGGAAACATTAGCACATGAAATGGTTCATGTTAAACAATATGCTTATAATGAAATGAATGAATATGGTACTCGTTGGAGAGGCCAGAAAATTACAGAAAACTTAAATTACTATGATGAACCATGGGAAGTTGAAGCTTTTGGGTTATCAACAGGATTATTTACCAAATTTGCTATTAAAGAAAAATTGTGGGAAGTGTTTAGTGATGTTCGTAATCCAGATGCACCACTCAAGCCAGAACCAATAGCATGGTTAAATATACCACAAATAACCATTGACAATCAAACTATATAATGTTATAGTATTACATATGCGGTCGGGGTATAGAACCAGATTAGGTGTCCAATCTAGTCACTTGGTGCAAATCCAAGCCACCGCTCCAAATTCTTAAAGGACTATATTATGGCAGTTGCGAAATCTAAAAAGAAAAATCCCATGTTGACCAAAAACGGCAAACCGAGATTAGGTCCTTTAAACATTGCTCAACTAACAAAACTGTTAGAATCAACGAGCAAACCAAAAATCAAAGCCAAAATCAAAAACGCTATTGCAAGAAAAACAGTTTAAGTAGTAAATGAAACCTGTAATAGTATTTGGTAATCAAGATTCCGCTAGCACAACGAATTACTATCTATCTGTAGATAGTCCTTATCGAGTTGTGGCATTTACTGTGGACCAAGATAGAATCACCAACTCTAATCACGAATCCCTTCCGGTTATTCCTTTTGAAAAAATACTGGAAGAGTTTCCACCAGACCAAGTTGATTTTATATTTCCGGCAGGTTTTCAAATATCAAATCCGTATAACACCAATGTATTCAGGCAATCTCGTTACGAATTAATTAAGTCGATGGGATACAAGTTTATTAATTACATATCGAGCCGAGCATTGGTAGCAACAAACGTCAAGCTTGGTGAAAACGTATTGGTATATGAAGGAACTATAGTGCAACCTTTTGTTGAGATTGGAAACAATACAATAGTTCGTTCTGGTGTTAATTTAGGACACCATTGTGTAGTTAAAGATCATTGCTTCATATCAGCTGAAGTAACAGTAGGCAGCAGAACCATTATTGGTTCACAAACATTTATTGGATTAAACACCACAATATTAAACTCAATTAATATAGCAAATAAAAGTTTTATTGGATCTAGTACCTTGATAAACCGTAACACACAAGAATTTTCAAAGAATCTTGGAATTCCTGCACATGAATATAATTAAAAACCTTAGTAGTTATAAAGATAACTTTGTAACAGTCCATCAAGGATCAGAACAACCAGAAATTTCAGTAGTTATGCCTGTTTATAACTGTGAAGAATTCGTTGCCGAGGCAATTACTTCTGTATTAAAACAAGAAGGAGTGGCAGTTGAAATTTTAATATCAGATGATGCTTCTACTGATAATACTTTTGCTGTTGCGTATCAAACGGTTGTTGATTATATTAGTAAATCTGAATTGAAGCACACAATACTAATGCGAGTTGGCACATCACGATTGGTAAGAGACCATCTACATCTGATGGCCGAAAAAACATCATGTGATTTGGTGTGTCAATCTCACGGTGATGACATTTCTCACCGTCTGCGTTGTGCAGTTTTGGTTAAGGCATTCAATGAACAAGCAAAGAATGCATCTATGATTTTGGTTAATGCTTCACTAATTGATCATCAAGGAAAAATATTATTAGAACCAAAAAATTCTTCTCTGTCCAATATATCAATAAAACCTATGGAATATGAAAAGATACTTAAAGCTCAAGATGACATACTAATTGGTAGTAATATGGCTTGGCGTAAATCATCACTTAAACATTTTCCTGAATTGACAACATCTTATTGTGCCTATGGCCATGATCGAGTAATGACTTTTAGATCATTTTTATCCGGCGGTTGTTATTTTGTGGATGTTCCTTTGGTTAAACGCCGACACCACACGAATCAATTGCATAGAGAACTTCTCTCTTTTGACCACAAATTTGTAAATTCATTTAATGCTCAAATAATTAGAATAACATTTTTCACAGCGATGATGAATGATTTAATCTCTTTAAAAGAGAAAAATTTAATTGAAGAAGATGAGTATAATCTACATAGTAAGAATATTAATTACTTGATTATTCAAGCAGCAAGATTTTTGTCGATTGCAACATGCAATCTTGTATCTGATAAATACGTTAATAAATGGATTAAAAGCAGTTGACTTTCTGGCCCCTTTAGTTAAATGGTATAACGCTAGATTTGTAATCTTGAATTGTTAGTTCGATTCTATCAAGGGGCACCACTAATTGTTTTGAGTAGAAGTATCCATAAAATTTTCAATTAAAGTTGTAACATCACCATATTGATAATCTTCAAGTATTTCGATTACAATATCAACAATTTGTATTTGTCGTATAAAATTTTGTAATTCGTTTTCATGATTCTTTAATTGAGTTTCGGCAAACATTTTTAATAGATTTTCGCCTTGATCGTTTTTCTTTTTAATCTTATTAATTATTTTTTTTAATCTAAAAATGTAACCATTGCAGGCATTAATGTTATTATTAATATTTTGTTTTTCTTTCCTACTTTCATTCTTCATGATAAGGATTAAATCATCAAGATCGGGATTAATATTTGGAAGTAAATTAAAAAATAAACGACTGAGTTGTTCTAAAGCTTGGTCACGCAAACTTGTACCAAAGTCATAATGACCGGTAGTGTCATATTTTTTTCTATTAACAGGATCACTTAGAACTTCATAGGCGTTTTTTATTTCTTTAAATATCTCAGGATCACCACCTTTATCTGGATGGTGTTGTTGAGCAAGAGATTTGTACTTGGCTTTAATTTCTTCAACTGTTGCAGTTTTAGAAACGCCTAAGATATCATATAGATTTTTATTCATACATATATTTATAATGAGTTCCATACCAAAAATTGCACACGTTGCTTGGAAAACTAAAGATGTGGTTGATAGTAAATCACCACTTATTCTCAATGGTTTACGAAATCTAATTGATTTAAATCCGGACTGGACAGTTACAGTATATGATGATAGTGATGTTGATGAGTATCTCAGAAACACATTAAACAAAAGAGATTACAATTTAATTAAAGATATACACATAGTAGAAAAAACAGATTTGTGGAGGCTGTTTAAGTTATACAACGAAGGTGGTCTTTATATGGATATTGACCGTTTCTATAACATTCCTTTATCAAAAATTATAACCGATAATATAAAATGTGTATTACCAACTTGTTTGGATTGGGATTTTTCACAAGATTTTATGTTGACGGAACCTAAAAATCCAATTCAAGCAAAAACTATTGAATTAATATTACAGAGGCGATATGAAGGACATAAGAATGTTTTCTTTTTAGGTCCACAAACTTATATGCATGCAGTAACAACCGTATTATTTGGTGAAATGATTAATACAAATCCTGGTGTTGAGAAGTTTGCTGAGATGCGTAAATATATGGAACAAATTCCGTTTATTAAAACGTACAAAGAACATCCACCACACGATACGATAGTTTATAGAGGTGATGGTATCATGGATTGGAAAAAATTAAAGCAAGAATTTTATGCTGAAGCCAATATAAAACATTGGTCAGGTGAGTGGTAGGTAAAAAAGGTTAGAGTTGCCGGAGCCTCCGAAATTTTTTCCAGAGGTTTCAGAATACAAAAAAGTTAATTTAGTTTTTGATATATATAATTATAGCGGGGTAGCTCAGAGGTAGAGCATTGGACTCATAATCCAGGGGCCGTAGGTTCGATTCCTTCCCCCGCAACCAACAAGGAGATAATATGACCGAACCAAAAAAACCAGCAGTAACATTACCCAAAGCAAAAACTCCATCAGCACCAAAACCAAAACAAACATTTGTTCCCAAAATGACTGTGATGCGTAAGGCAGGCAGAGGCAGATGATATCCGATTTAGAAAAGTATCGTCAACAAGCCATGGAGTTATGGTTCAATAATGGAGGTTCATGCACCGGTGCAGAACTACCAGAACCAAAAGATATTGATGATGCAATCGCTGAAGATGAAGAATTTAAACGGATAGAAAAACAAAATGATTCAAGTAACCGATAGTGCAATCAACAAGGTTCGTGATTTACTGGTAGAAGAAAAACTACCTAATGGTGCATTGCGGATGTTTGTGCAAGGTGGAGGTTGTTCTGGTTATCAATACGGATTCACATTTGAAGAAGAAATTGCAGAAGATGATTTTGTGATTGAGAGTGAAGGAATTAAAATAGTAGTTGATGTGATATCTTCTCAATATCTACAAGGTGCAACACTGGATTATAGAGAAGAAAAATTTAATTCACAATTTGTCATTAGCAATCCAAATGCTAAATCCACCTGTGGTTGTGGTTCTTCTTTTAATGCTTGAGTGTGGCCAGTTTGAGATTCTCTAATACTTTGATGTAAAACCAACCAATATCTATTTCAAACCATTTACTACTAAGCTTGGCAGAACCAGGAGAAGTATGGTGATTATTATGAAGCTCTTCGCCACCAATAATAATACCAATAGGGAAAATATTTCTAGATGATTCTTTTGTTTCGACATTTCTATACCCCCAATAATGACCAATTCCATTGATTACACCTGCAGCTAACAAAGGTATCCACAACATTTGAATACCCCAAATCAATAAACCCCACCAAGAAAAACAAAGTAAATTTATAAGCAATAACAAAGTAATTCCTAATCTACTATGTTTGCTATATACATTTTTTTCCATCCAATCATCTGGTGTTCCTCTACCAAACGCATTGACCATTGAAGTATCTTTACTGGCGGTGTTATATAAAAATGCTCCACCAAATAAAACTTTCCATATACCAAATAGTTGTGGTGAATGTGGATCACCTTTTTGGTCGGTCATACCATGGTGTTTACGATGAATGGCTACCCATTGTTTGGTGACCATACCTGTAGTTAACCATAACCAAAAACGAAAAAAGTGATTTACTACTGGATGAAATGTAACGCCTAGATGAGTTTGACTACGATGTAGATATAGTGTTACTGCGATGATTGTTAGATGAGTTGTTAGTAGGACATAAATTAGTTCGTTCATTTGTGTGTTTTATAAGTGTGTGTGGAAAAAACCAACAGTTGATCATTAGGTATACCCAAAAATCTATTGGATGAATTATTGCCATTAATTATTTAGGACATTTTAACTATAGAATCTAATGCCATAAGAGTTAAACTGCCAATCAATACAATCGCAAATATTATTTGCGGTAATTTATTCATAATACCTCCATCTCAGTTTATTATTTAAATACTCCAGATTCAATTACCATTAAAGAAAGACAAAATATAAGAACGAGTCCGAAAACTATTGGTTGCATATTCATTTATAATTTATACAACTTAAAAAAGTATGTTACTAAAGCAGCTGCCGTCATACACCACCAAAAAAGCTGAGTTTGTTTTTGCCTGTCTTTATCCATGTATTTTAATTCTTCATCTCTTTCTTTTTGCATTTTTACTTTTGTGGCTTCAATTTCCGCCCAAGCAGTTTTGCCATATTTTTTAATAGCTTCCAGTTTTAACTGGTCAATTTTTTGTTGGTGAGCTTTTTCTTTTTGATATTTTTCGTAAGCCTTAAACTCTGCCATCGTGGCTAAGTATTCTTTTTCTGCTTTGGCTTTCATTCTTTGGGCATGCTGTTGTTGAACAGCTTTTTCCATATCGGCCTGTTGGTCGGTAACCACAGAGCTTAATTGTTTGCTGGCTCCTTGAGCAGCTTTGAGAGTATTTGCGGCACCTTGAGCGCCAGCAACAAATGGATCGGACATTTGATTTCTTTTAGTTATGTTGATGGGGATAATAAAGAATACCGAATGTCAGGTTGACATGGAGAGATAAATCAGATATAATTTCAATTCAACTACATAGTTATTTAGTCATTGGAGATAATAAATGAAAGTATTAACGTTAAAATTAGTGACCGGAGAAGAAGTTTTGGGTGAGATTGAGTCGGAATCCGAAACTGAATTTGTACTGGTAAATGCTGTTGGTATCGCTGTTGTACGTGGTAAAGATGGTCAACCAAGCGTAGGCTTTGCACCCTTTCCCATTCATGCCGAACAAAAAATTGGTGCTACGGTTGCCTTGAATAAGAAAAGTGTAGTATACTCCTATGTGCCAGCAGAAGATTTTGTTAATAATTACAATCAAATCTTTGGTTCTGGAATTGTTATTCCTCCAACCAAAACACTAATTACAGGTTAATGGTACTAGAAAAATCCATAATTCGCACCGCAAGATGGAGTAAAGAGAATAACTCTTGGGATATTAAAGAAACACTAAATTATCAATGGTTCACCCTAAATAATACACCAAAGTCACCTCTCTACACAGAGCTATCAGACGCTCTAAAATGGATTATTTCACACGATGAAAACCTATCGTAGTATTTTTATTTCTGATGTTCATCTTGGCACAAGAGATTGTCAGGCAGAAAAACTCAATAATTTTTTAAAGCATAATACCTGTGACACATTATATCTTATAGGTGATATTATTGATGCTTGGAAAATACAACAAAACAAATGGCGATGGAAACAAAGCCATTCAAATGTGGTGCGTAGAATACTTGGCCATGCAAAAAGAGATACCAAAGTTATCTATGTAGCCGGTAATCATGATGAGTTTTTAAGGCCAATGATACCATATGGTTTAAGTTTTGGTGTAATAGAAATATATAATCAAACAGAACACATTGATGCAAATGGCAAACGTTTTTTGGTAACTCACGGTGATTTGTTTGATGGTATTTCTAAACTTGCACCATGGCTTGCCTTTCTTGGTGATAAGTTGTATGATATGGTTCTGAATTGGAATTCTGCATTTAATTCTTTTCGAAGAAAATTTGGCTTAGGGTATTGGTCTCTTTCCAAATATTTAAAATATAAAGTAAAATCATCTGTTGATTTTTTGTTAGGTTTTGAAAAGAATATTTCAGAATATTGTAAGAAAAAGGGGTATGATGGTGTAATATGTGGTCATATTCATCATGCAGAAATAAAAGAATTAAATGGTATATTGTATATGAATGACGGTGATTGGGTAGAATCCTGCACCGCTTTAGTGGAACATCATGACGGCACATGGCAAATTGTGCATTGGACGAAAGAGAAAGATTGAGTAATTTTTATACTAATGTTCAGAGTATTGGCAGTAACATACTCTACCGTGGCATCCAAAACGGTAAAAAAATAAAAACAAAGGTTGAGTATTCTCCATCTTTGTTTTTGCCATCTAAAAAAATCACCAACTTTACAAATCTGGAAGGTGATTATCTTGACGAGAAAAAGTTTCCATCAATTAAATCGGCCAGAGATTACATCAAACAATTTGATGGTGTTTCTGGTGCCTCTAAGATTTATGGCCAAACTCGTTTTGAATATGCTTTCATTGCCGACCAACACAAAGGTATGGTTGATTATGATTATGACAAAATAACAATCGCCATTATAGATATTGAGGTTGGTTCTGAGAATGGTTTTCCTGATCCATATCAAGCAAACGAACCCATCACAGCAATTGCAATTCGACAACTAAATGGCGGCATTACTGTTTACGGATGTGGTGAGTATCAAGTTCAAGGTGAAGAAATCTATATTCGCTGTAAAGATGAATACAATCTCTGTAAAACATTTTTAAATCACTTCAAAGATAATTATCCGGATATCATTACTGGTTGGAATACAAAGTTCTTTGATATACCATATCTCATCAATCGTTTCAGAAAGATTCTTGGTGATGATGAAGCCAAGAAACTATCACCATGGAATTTTATTACTGAACGTAATGCTTATGTCAATAATCGACAATTAATCGATTATACACTCGTAGGTATCTCATCACTTGATTATATTGAACTATACAAATGGTATGCTCCTGGTGGTAAATCACAAGAATCATATCGTTTGGATAACATTGCACAAGTTGAACTTGGTGAAGGTAAGATTGCTTATGATGAATATGATAATCTTCATGCTCTATATCGTTTAAACTATCAAAAGTTTATTGAGTATAATATTAAAGACGTTGATTTGATTCTTAAACTAGAAGATAAACTAAAACTTCTTGAGTTGGCTGTAACTCTAGGGTATGATACCAAATCAAACTTTGAAGATGTGTTTGCACAAACTCGTATGTGGGACGCATTGACATATTCTTATCTGCGTGATAAAGATATTATTGTTCCACCACGAATTGTTAAAGACAAAGATTCAGCATTTGAAGGTGCGTATGTTAAAGATCCACAAGTTGGTCTACATGATTGGGTGGCATCGTTTGACTTGAACAGTTTGTATCCACATTTGATGATGCAATATAATATTTCGCCAGAAACTTTAATTGAACCTGAAAATTATACAGATGCAATGTGTGAGGTTCTTTCACAAGGTGTATCTGTTGAGAAGTTATTGTATAAAAAGATTGATACTTCAAATTTAGAAGGTGTGACAATTACACCTAACGGACAATTCTTTCGCACTGATTTCCAAGGTTTTTTACCTAAAATGATGGAAGAAATGTATACTGACAGAAGTAAGTTTAAGAAGTTGATGTTACAAGCAAAACAAGAATATGAAAATGAAAAAGATCCAAACAAACTCTATGAAATCGAAAAACGAATTGCTAAATACAACAACATTCAATTGGCGAAGAAAGTTTCCCTTAATTCTGCTTATGGTGCTCTTGGTAGTCAATATTTCCGTTTTTATGATTTACGTATGGCCCTTGGCGTCACTACTGCTGGCCAGTTAAGTATTCGTTGGATTGAAAATAAAATTAATGATTACATGAACAAACTGCTGGAAACAGATAGTAAAGATTATGTGATTGCTTCTGATACAGATTCAATCTATCTACGCATGGGTGAATTGGTTAACAAATTTATCAAAGATACATCAGACAAACAAAAAGTAATTTCTGTTATGGATAAAATCTGTGAAGATAAACTCCAACCATACATTGATAAATGTTATGGTGAACTTGGAAATTATGTTCATGCTTATCAACAAAAGATGGAAATGAAACGAGAAGGTCTATCCAACAAAGGCATCTGGACTGCCAAGAAACGATACATTCTGAATGTGTATAATAATGAAGGCGTTCAATATAAAGAACCACAGATGAAAGTTATGGGTCTTGAAATGATCAAGTCATCCACGCCATCCGCCATTCGTGAGAGAATGAAAGAAGCCATTCAATTAATGGTCAACGGCACACAAGAAGATGTTTATAAATTTATTGAAGATTTTAGAAAAGAATTCAAAACATTACCTGTAGAAGAAATATCTTTTCCTCGTGGACTTAACGGTCTAAATACTTATTCTGATGATTTAACTTTATATAAAAAAGGAACACCAATTCATGTTAAGGGTGCCATCCTTTATAATCATAATTTAAAACAAAAGAATCTTACGAAAAAATATCCACTCATTCAAGAAGGTGAAAAAGTTAAATTCACTTATCTAAAGATGCCTAATCCATTTAAAGATACAGTTGTTTCGTATCCATCTCGTTTACCAAAAGAGTTTGAACTGCAAGAATATATTGATTATGATATGCAATTCGACAAGGCATTTCTGGAACCAATTAGAGTCATTTTGGATTGCATGGGTTGGAAAACAGAAAAAACAAGTTCAATAGAGGATTTCTTCTCATGACATTAATCATACTAACATTTCTATCTGCATTATTACTATCAGGTATTGCAGCCTATTATTCTATTATTGGATTGGCTGCAATCTTTACGGGCGCATTTTGGCCAATCGTTTTCATGGGTTCGGTTCTTGAGATGAGTAAATTAGTTACTGCATCATGGTTATATCGTAATTGGAAAACCTGCCCACTTTTATTAAAATCTTATTTGACATCTGCCGTAGTAATATTAATGGTGATTACAAGTATGGGTATTTTTGGTTTTCTATCCCAAGCACACATTGATTCCACATTAGAAGCTGGTGCTAACTCAGTAGAAATAAGAACACTCAAACAGCAAGAAAAGATTGCTAATGATCGATTAGAATATTTACTGAAACGTGCTGGTAATCCAGAAACAGCGTCAGCCAATGTTGATAGGCAAATCCAACAAACACAAAAAGAACTGGCAGATATCAACAAAAGAAAATTACCACTTCTTAAAGAAGAAAATAAATTAATTGCCGAAGTTGGTCCTATTAAGTATATTGGTGATATGGTATATGGTACTGAAGATGCTAATGGTATCGATAAAGCAGTTCGTTTGGTAATATTGCTGATAATGGTTGTGTTTGACCCTCTAGCTGTGTTATTATTGATAGCAGCAAATATGTCATTGCAACAAAGGAGTAGAGTGGTAATTAATAAAGAAAATGAAATTATTACAATAGTACCTGACATACCAACACAAAATGTAGAAACTGCAAATGATAAAATTGAAATACCAAAAGAGAACATCACTAAGATAGAAGAACAACCAATTATAATAGATGAAGTAACCGGTGAAACTATACCTCCATTAACAGTTCATGTGGTACCTGGAGTTTATGAAGAACACCATAATGTTGAACAACCGGCAGAACATCCAAAAAAATTAGAACCTAAGTATGATTATGATGCTGAATTTGCTTTCAGAGAAAAATCAAACACAGCAACAAAAT